TATCTTCTAAACATTTATCTATTGTTTTCCATTCTAATTTGCTAACCTCTGTAACTTGAAAATTATCCAAGAGTTCTTCTTCTTCATTTATATATGCCAAAAAATATTTATGTTTATATGATTTATGATTTGTACCAATAAATGTTTCTTCAAAAGGTAATACATTTTCTATAAGTTTAATTTTAGAAGTAGATATACCAGTTTCTTCTTCAAATTCTCTCAATGCACAATCTAAATCTTTTTCTTTAAAATTACGCCTACCTTTTGGAAATTCCCATTCTGTTTCTCTCCATTCTGTTGTGCTTTTATTTACTATATCTTCTAGTGTAATAGTTTCATCGTTTATATTAACACCTGCTCTAATAGAATCTATTTTTTTACATGATACAACCTCTTCATTTTTGTATTGTGAATTCGTTGTTTCGCACCACATATCATTCCATAGAGTTGCAAAAGGTTCCTTTAAAATTCTCTCTTTCTCCATAACAGACATTTCATTTACTATATTTTGAATCTGATAAATATTATATGGGGAATATTTACCACGAATAAAGTCTATATATCCGAAACTATCTTTGCGTCTTATCATAAGGTATTGTAATCCCTTTTCACTAGGTCTAAAAACAATGACACCGTAACTGGTTATTGGTAGTTTACATTGATGAAACGAATGGCCTTGTTTGCCACAATTATTACAAATATTTGTATTTTTATTCATTTTTGATTATAATATTATTTATACAATTATATTTAAATAATATTACATCATTTAATAATTTTACCAAATATATTATTATTTTAAAATAATAATATATATTAATGCCTGGGTTAAGATTATTTAAAACCGGTTCTTATGCTAATACTTTTGCTAATGAGCCAGTAGGAAATGGTACGATTAAGTTGGGTTGCACTAGAGGTAAGGGTTCCTCAACAAGAATGTTTAGTTGGTGTCATCAACATTCACAAAATCCATCTGAATGTATTGACCAATTTATAAATGTAAAATCATATCAAAATATAGTTATAAGTAGTATAGTAATAAATGGCACAACTAGGTATTATGCTGTATTTAATATAAATAATGTTTCTATAAATAATAAAGTGCTTTTATGCTTTCCTGGAGGAGGAACAGATATACAAGAATTTTGTCAATTTACACAATTTAATAATATTGCGAACTGTTTAATCATTTTTTTAGGACAAAGTTCCTATAATTCATATACTTTTCAAAATGCTTTTCCATGGTTATTTAGAATTAATAATAACGATGTTTTGTTTGTAGATAGTGTTTTACAATTATTGTTTAATAATAATATGCCTGATTTATTTATAACTGGTAAATCTGATGGTGCAGGGTTTTCTATGTTATATCCTAATCTATCACAATATAAATCATATATTAAAGGCATTGGTGTGTGTTCTGGGGCTTATTTTGGTTTAAATAGTTCAACTAATATAGGTGTTTATAGTAGTAGTAATAGATATATAAATTCGGAAGGTATGATTGTTCCTTATAATATAGTAATTCCAAAAATGAATATTCCTGTTTTTATATTTCATGGTACAGGTGATGATGTTATGCCTTATAATGGACAAAATTACGTGAATTCTCTAGCGTATAACAGGCCTTCACTGTGGAAAACAATTGACCCAACGGTAAATCCTGGATCAAAACCAATAACAACAAACACTTATACGGCGAAAATACCTACTTTTGTAAGCGAAATTGTTGCTAATAACAACTTGACACAATATTATTCTGCTTCAAATTCAGATTATAGTTGGACGTCTTATAATAATAATCAAACTGGAGATGTTTTAAATTTTATTACAATAAATGATCAAGGTCATTGTTGGTCAGGACATTATTCAAATGATGACCCAAAATCATTTTTACCTTCAAATTTTTATGTAGATTCAACATATCTATTAACAAAATTTTTTAATCTACTACAAGGAAATTATAAACCAACAGTAAGTGTTATTCCACCAAATTTATTAACATACAACAATAATATAATAGTTTAATAGTAAATATTTTTTTAAAATAAAATAGTAATGCCACCAAGTATATATCTAGATCCGAAAGTTTGGGGACCACACTATTGGTTTTTCTTACATACATTAGCAATGACATATCCACACCATCCGAACGCGGTAACAAAAAAAAAGTATTATGAGTTCATACAGAATTTACCACTTTTTCTCCCAGTGGAAGAAATTTCAGGCGAGTTTAGTAAATTAATAGACAAATATCCTATTACACCTTATTTAGATAATAGAGACTCTTTTGTTCGTTGGATGCATTTTATTCATAACAAAATAAATGAAAAACTAGAAAAACCTACAATATCATTAAACGAGTTTTTTGTTGAGTACTATAATGAATATAAATCACATGATGAAAAATTCACTGAATATTACAAGATTAGAGAGAAAGTAATATATTTTGGAATTATATTTGGAATGGCTGGAGCCATATATTATTTATATGATAAATAATAGAATTTATATGATAAATAAGAAAATTTATATTTATCTATAAAATATCTATACAAAATATTCCTATAAAATATATTTATTATATAGAGATATATATAATAATGAAAATAAATACAGGAGGAAATGTAATAGCATCAGGAGGTTACGGATGTGTATTCAGTCCTGCATTAAAATGTGAAGGAACAACAAAGAGAGAAACAGGTAAAATATCTAAATTAATGACATCAACCCGCGCAAAAGATGAATACGCTGAAATTCTTTCCATAAAAGAAAAATTGGATGAAATAGAAAACTATAAAGATTATTTTTTATTATACGATGTAAATTTATGTAAGCCTGCTAAATTGACACCTTCAGATTTAAAAGAATACTCAAAATGCAGTGCACTTCCCAAGGACCAAATAACAGTAAAAAATATAAACAAAAGACGAAATGAGCTAATATCATTAAACTTACCAAATGGAGGTCTACCAGTAGATGATTATTTATATGAAGATGGTTCTTTTGAAAAAATATACAAGTTACATGTAAGTTTATTTCAATTATTGAAAGAAGGCATTGTTCCTATGAACGAGAAAAATGTTTATCATAGTGATATAAAGGATTCAAATGTTTTGGTAGATGATTCAACAACAATAAAAACAAGATTAATAGACTGGGGGTTAGCAAACCAATATAAACCATTTAAAAACGAACCATTTCCTAGATCATGGAGAAACAGACCATTTCAATTTAATGTTCCATTTTCAGTAATCATATTTTCAGATTCTTTTATTGAAAAATACACTGAATACATAAAAAATGGTGGGACAACAGACTATACACATCTAAGACCATTCGTTATTGATTTCATAAATTTTTGGTTTAAAAAACGGGGTGCAGGTCATTATAAATTTATAAATGAAATAATGTATACCTTTTTTAGTAAAAATTTGAAAACAGTCGCGTCAGAAAGTAAACCCTTAATTATTGAAACCCAAATAACAATGGAATTTATTGTAAATTATATAGTTGATGTATTAGTTCATTTTACTAAATTTAGAGAAGATGGCAAGTTGAATTTGAGGGAATACCTTGATAACGTTTTTATACAGATTGTTGATATATGGGGGTTTATTTGCGTATATTATCCACTAGCAGAAGTGCTTTATAATAATTATGATAATTTATCTATTTCTGAACTAAAGATTTTTAATAAAATAAAATATTTATTTGTTAAATATTTATTTAATCCAAGACATGAACCAATTGATATGAACATATTATATTCTGATTTAAACGATTTAGGAAACTTGATTAACAATAAATTAAAAGAAACAGGGATTAAAAGGGTTAAAAATGCAAAAATGACTTCAAAAGCTGCAGGCGTTCATAAAAAAACAAGAAAAAATACAAGAAAAAATACAAATAGCAAAACATTTTCTTTTAAACGTAGACCAAAACGTAGAAAATTTAGAAATCCAATTTTTTTGTCAGTAAAATAAAAATATTTTTATATTGTATAATGAACAAGGAATTTAGTAAACTTTGCACCCCTGCCAAAATTTATTTTGTGCTTGCTGTTATTGCTTGTATTTTTGCCTTATTTAATGGATTAGGAGTTGTTTCTGTAATTGTTAAATTGTTTTTTGCCTTTGTTTGGACCTATATCTTGAGTTGGTTATGTGAAAAGGGATACAAGAATCTTTCATGGTTCTTAGTTTTGTTACCATATGTCATGATACTTTTAGTGTTGGTTGGTTTAACGTCAAGTAGCTATATGAGTTACACTCGTATGTTATATCCTGGAATGAGCCCTATGAATGGTGCTGGTCAAATGATGCCAATGATGGGTTCTGGTATGATGATGAAAGAAGGAATGGAGACAAAGAAACAAGGTATGATGAAACCAATGTAAACGAGTTATTATTAACTATTATTAACCATTATTTTATATATATTAATTAATATATATGAGATTAGAAATATTTATATTAGGTTTAACAGCTTTTTTTGTATATAATACTTATGCAGATGGAAAATATACAAAAATGTTGTTGTCATTTAAAAAATATTATAAAATGATATTTTATGTTACTCTTGGAGTAGGCATCTATATATTACTAAAAAGAAATCCAAATCAGGGTAGAAATATGTTATTGTATGCAAATAATTTTGTTAAATTTTTGCCAATTGATAAAAACTCTATGGATATACTAAGTCCAATAATAGATTTCACATCCAAAAATGATAATGATGATGAATGTTTTATGGAATCGTTTAATGGTTACGACTCTTCTGCATTGAGTAGCGAGAGAAGAATAACCAGTTCAGGAAAAAATGGCACAAAACGTTCAGTTAGCGAAACAAAGAAAAAATATGTTGCAGCAAGTCAAGATTGGAAATGCGGGCATTGCAAGTCACAATTAGACCATACTTT